GGATGCGGTAGTAGCCGCGGCGGGAGGCTGCGGATAAGGCACACCGGCACTAGTTTGATAATCGATCCCGTAAGGAAAAGCATTATTAGAAAATTGCCCCTGTTCATCCCACCCTAAGTGGTGCTCATGAATGACTCCAAAATCAAAATTGATCTCGATTAATTTAGGAAGCACGCCCGCGTCCATTACCTGGACGGCTTGGCCGGCGGACCCCTGCTCTTCGCTATAATCCTTCGCTATCTCTACTACGCCCTTGTCGTTATCTAAATTGTGATTAATGGTGAGGCTCTTTAGTACACCCAACAACCCTTCGGTGCCGCCGCCACCACCCATCGATTTATAAACCATTCCTTGTTGCTGCTCGGTGTAATTCGTACCGGGAGTTTCCCCCAGAATCCATGAACCTGGGTGGTCAGGATCCGGCATATAATGAGTAAGCTTGGGCGACCAAGCTTTTTGGCTTCTAGCTATGTTCATTAGTCCTAAGCGAAGCAAAGGAGATTGAGAGATGGTGGTAGCTATGCCAGCTTGGCTATAGTTAGGATATAAAAATTGCGTGAGTGCTTGAACTTTGGCCAGATTCTCGAAAGCCTCACTTTCAGAAGCGGCTGGAATAGCAAGTCCGACCGTAATATTCCGAGTAGTATTTTTAAATTGATAAATCGGATCGGCACGACCATAAACCGTTTCCGATGACCAGTCCGGCGAAAAAGTTTCAGTATAGGCCATTATAAAAGCTTTGAAATATATAGAACGCCCACTCGGAACATGGGTAATCGTTACCACCATGCCTTTATTAGCTAATGCGTCCGCACCATCTGCAAAGTTATTCGTTGAATCTAATTTATTTACATCAAAGATATTAGAATTGATTGCATGTGGTCCCGTCTTAAATTTCCATGGCTCCATTGGATCTGACATGTGTATTATTATCCTTTATGAGGCTTCGGCAAACTTGCCGTCCACTATATTAAGTACTTTCTCTTCCAAAAGCTTACCATCTAATTCAAGTTTTACTGTGACTTGTTGGTTGGTGCGAGGGGCTGCTGCAGCCGGTGCTGCTCCGCCACCACCACCTCCGCCGCGTGCTCCGCCGGTCGCATTTCCATAGGCGGTTGCGCCGCCGGCACGATTGATGGCATTAGCCGAAGCTTCTACGCGTTCTAAGATTGTCCTAAATGTCATAGCCTTGTAGCTTGGAATATCATCCATTGCCTTGGCTACTTGTTTAATAGCCTTGGCAGTTTCTAATAGTTGTCCCGATTGAATGCTTGCTAATGATTCGCTGAAAAGAGCAATAGCTTCAAGATCTTTGGTGGCAATAAACTTTAATGCGAAAGCCACCGAGAGCAGCCCAATACCTAAAGCGAGCATTCCTAGGGCTGCCATGGGCAAGAAAATAGCCGCTAGCGCGAGGGTAGCGACCATGCCCGTAAACGCCATTATCTTGTCTACTTCAAGGGCTGCAAACATTAAAGCGAACCCTGCAGCCATCAGTCCGATACCCACAGCAACGATGAATACGGCTGCGGCGATTTGTACTAGTCCGAACCCCACTAAAATAAGAGGAATTGCGGCTGCAGTGGCAGGTCCGGTGATAGCAGTTAAAGCCAAAGACATCAGCCAAAGTCCGGCTGCCACTATGGGGAGTACTAGATAAAGAGGAGGAGAATGAATCGATGCCATTATGGCATATGCAACAAGTCCAATTGCGGCGGCGAGGAGGATCCACTTTAATACACCAGCGCCGGTTGCAGCAGTAAGAGCCCATTGGGCAGACGCCAATACCCAGGTAATGCCGGCCAACACACCACGGGCTGCTGCGGCCGCGCCGTGGATTACGTTCTGGGCTAGCGTTACTGTGTTCTCCCACAGCTTGACAGCAATTGATTTAAGTCCATAGGCAATGCTTTTTTTCTTCCACATGTTAAGCTGGTAACCCTGATTAATACCGAGTTTCTGTTGGAGAAGCTGAATTTTTTTGAGTACTATGTCTTGGAGGTTTACGGCTCGGCCGGCGACCATCAAACTAAGCCACCACGCTTTGACGGCGGCTGCAGCAGCCACCGCTTTTTGATAAAGCATCATCGCTGTCGTCAATCCCTTCCACACCACAATAGCCCCGCCGATCCATTTAACCCAGAATTTGATCGTATCAATATGTGTTACGAGCCAGTTACCAAAGGCCGCTAGCTTGTCCAACAGTGGAACCAGAACAGGAATAAGAGATTGTAATACTGCTTTTAAACTTTCTTGAACGCTCGCCATTTCTGCGGCGCGCGCGGCTGCATCAGCATAATCAGCGCTAGTCTGTTGAGTTTCTGCTCCTAACGCCTCCATATTACCTGACATCATGAGGGCGAGATCGCCCACCGACTCTAGACCTAGACTATCTGCATAAAACTTTCTCTGATAGTAGGACATATCGTCGAATGATAAGCCAGCTTCGTCGAGGGAACCTCGAAGCATTTCAAATCTTTCTACGGGATCGGTAGCCATCATTAGATCCATTGCGTTGACGAAGTTTCCACCTAATGCAGCATTCAGCTTTCCTGCTTGGGTAGCTGCACCTTCGAAAGTATCAAACTTATCAGTCATAGTTAAAATCTTTTGCATTTCTAAACCAGTAATCTTCGAAACTCTTGCTAGATCTTTAAAGGCTTTTGTTCCCTCCGATCCAAGCTTAGCTAAAGACGAGCCCATTTGTCCATATTGAGCTATTAGCTCCTTGGGAGCAACCCCTAGATTCTCAGCTAATGAGCTTAGCTCTACGAGGGTAGAGGCAGCCTGTGTGCCAGTCTGTCCCATCATCTTGGTGGCTACTTGCATGCCGGCAGCGCTCTCGTGTGCGCCGATTCCCAGTTGGGTCAGGACCGCGGTGGTCTGTCCAATTTCGGCGCGGGCTTCTTCGCTGATCATTGTAAAATCAGTATAGGTCGTATAGAGGGCGCCCCATGCTTCTTGGTTCTGTCCGGCGGAGACGGTGCTTTCTCGAACAGCCTCGTAAGAGTTAGTCATCTCACGCGCCAGGCCGGCTGATGCGCCGGTGGATCTACGGAAGGCGCTTTCTGCTTGATCTAATTCGAGCGCAAGGTTAATAACTGAATTGACAAAATTCTTGAGGCCCGAGCTAGCTAATTCGCTTGCCCACCCTATGAGTCCAGCTTTTCCGCTAAACAGCGCCTTCGAGAAATCCATTATGTTGTCATAATTGAAGACTTGATTGGCACCATAGGCTGACGTAATCTTGCCAAACTGGGTGGCCATATCGGTGGCTGCTTTTACAGATTCTTCTACCCCAATGGCATATTTTTTTTGTTCGACGAGCAATTGCCTTTGGACTTCTCGCTCTCTTTCTTTTATACGTACTAGTTCCTGATACTGCTGTACATCAAGATCGCCGGCTTGGTGTCTTTGGTCTAAAAGCTTTAGCTCAAGATCGACCTTATCTATTTCTTGATCGTGAAGAGCGGCTCTTGCTTCAATTGTGAGTGACCGGTCCTTTTCTTTCGCAATGATCGCCTCTTGTTTAGCAATAACTTGCTCTTGAAGCTTGAGGTGGCCCTCATAGACTCTTACTTCCTCGGCGCTCATTTCTGAGCGAAGCTTCTGCACTCTTTTCAGGGAGGCAAAAAGCTTTTTGACAGCTTCGTTGTTTTTTTCTGTTGACTCTGCGTCTGAGTCATCTGGGTCTTCGTACTCTACCACGATAAAGTTTCCTTATCCCATAAATATAACTGGCACTACACTAAATAGTTTTCCACAAAAAAAGACAGGGCTTATTACTTACCCTGTCTTAATCTTTACTTTATTTATCTTGGTCGTGTGGGAGGGGGTGGCTGATTCGTCGCACTTAAGGTCTGAGTGGTCGAACCTCCTGAGCCGCCAGAAGATGCCTTGTCGATGGCTTCTTTCTCTGCTTCCAGTTGTTTTACTAAACGGTCCACAAACCATTTGCGCAATCCCACGGGCAAATTATAAGCTTCTGTGAATGACCAACCGCCTGAATATTTTAAGAAGAAGAACTGCTCATAAACGTTCTCCATATAATCAGCGGTCAGGCCAAAAAAAGTCCGCGGTGAGCGGAACCTCCATCTCTTGTTCGTGATCACACTCTTGGCACGCAAAAAGCTGTGTTAAATCAACATTGGGGGAGGTCAGCTTATATGCTTGGCGCAAATAACGTGCATCAGCGGAAGGCATATTTTCTACCAATAGCTTTAACATTTTAGGATCCGTGCTGCCATTCACTCCCACCAACATATTGCTTAATTGGGTAGTAATTGCATGATCTGTCAAATTGGCGCGCGCCTGTTTCGTGTTACCCGTTAATTTCTTTTCATCATAGCCTGTCAAAAGGCGGAAAACAACATTGGTTTCCAAACGTGGAAGCCAAACCTCATAAGTTCCATCATCAGTAGCGGTTACATCCATCTCAGATGCTCTCTCTCCAGTATAAACACTAGCTTCATTTAAATCAAAAGAATACTCTTGTGCCACGGTGCACGCGGGACACGTAATCTGGGTAGTATACACATTTCCATAACCGGACGTGCGCGCCGCAATAATAATAGCGTTGCGATCTCCCACCAATAATGAATAGGGATCAATAGCTCCGTTTACGATAATGTTTTTAAGCAAGCGTTCAATCGCAATGCCTTTCTTTAATAATGTTCTCGACGTAAGAAGGTCTTCTTCCTTGGCCGTCATGTGTCGAATCTCAATGCTCTCTTCATTATAGAGCGGGTGTCCCTCAATATAAAACTTTCCTTGTGAAGGAAGCTCTACAAATTCAGTTGGTACAACGAAGGAAAACGTTGGGTTATCCTGTTGCATCACTTGAGGAGGAGGACCACTAGATTCTGGCGTGGTGTCGCCCATGCCTAAGCGATCTTTATTTCGTGACAATATTCACCTCTTTTATAAGTCTTGTCTAAATTGGGGCTGCTTGTTCCGGGGCGGTCGCATTGGTGTCGGCACCACCGCTGGTAGCTTTGTCGAAAACGGGAGCTTCGCCGGGAGTGTCTAGGGTTGCCCAATCATACTTCAGCGTCATGCTTACCTCTGTAAGGTCGTCGCCACCATACTCCAAGTCTCCGAACTTCAAATCCGTAATCCAAGCATTCTGGAGCGTCCATGTTTCGATGCTCTCTCCGCCGCCGTTGAGCGCTGTAACAGTTACCTGCCCGAGACTAGTTGCCGCCCTTGCTTTCGTCATAGTTGACAGGTCACTCGTAGTATTAGGGGGGCTATAGCCAGCCTCTTGAATGAGACTCGTCAAACTATGAGCAACGTCAGGATCTTGGGGATCTACCATAGTGATAGCAACGTCGTTCCATGTGACCGAGCCGGGATAATAAAACGTATGATTCAAATACTTATGTTCTGCTGCCGCAATCGTGAAAGAAGGCTTGGCCGCGGTCTTTGCAAACCACAGATTAGTATCATCTGGGAAGCCACTAATGCGAACTATAAACCTAAATTTTCTTTTAGGATCCTTAAGCGTGGTATCGCTCGAAAAATTGTCAGTCCAAAATGCCATTGTTTAGTTACTCCTGTGTAAGCGTTTCAAAATTAAATAGTAAGGAAAGAAAAAATCTCCATATCTTTTAATCATCAAATGACGCTCCTGTCGATGCAATCACAAAGTCGATTGCAATGTATTCAATTGCGCGCGCGGGCTTCACCATAATCTTAGCATATAAGATATTTTGGTCAATCAGATCTGCCGTTGTGGTGGACTCATCCAGAATCAATCGATATTCCGTAATTCCGTAACGAGTAAGCACGCTATCCAAGAAGGGAGCAATCAATCCCCTAAAGCGAGCCCATGTTGACTGAACGTTTTGTTCGAAGAGAATCTTGGTTGAAAGAATAGAAATCTGCTTCTTCAAGTAAATCACTAACCTTCTTACATTAATTCTATCCAGCGCAGACTGACGCTCTTGGAGTGTCTTCTGTCCAAATACCACGATCCCACTAGAGGGGAAGGAGGCGATTGGATTAATGCGTGCCTCGTACAACGTATCACGTTCGCGGGACGTTAGCCTTTCTGACACAGCCGTTACTGGAATTCCAGCGGCGCCATCGCTCAAGCCGCCGCGATTGAAGCCGGCTGGTGCAAACCAAATATCAGACTTCTTTTCCGACGAGGCCAAAACGCCCAGCATTGCTACAGACGGCGGTATCCATACTAAGACGCCACTTTGTGAATCCCGAGTCTGAACCCAAGGATAGAAAGTTGCACCATAGCTCGAATCCACGCGTCGGGCGCGAAGAGTATTCGCAGCTTGAATTGGAGTAGTTCCAATACGTGCCTTCTTAGTCGTCTTGCGTGCCTCGTGAGGCGGAATATAAATACTCGGCAAGTCAATAAGTGCCATGGCATCTGCGCGCTCTTCACAAATGTTAATCATATGCTGTGTTAAGGAGTCTACAGTAAGACCTGGAACAGCCAGAAGATTCATATTCAGCATCTCCGGATCTGCTACCGTGTCAATTGCTCGCTTATAGGTATAGTATCCCATGCTGTTCTCGTTCGTTGCGGTGCCGGTACTGGACCCACCTGCGCCAGGAATGCCGGCATTGTAAAGCGGATCGGGTCGAAGAATATTCCAGCCATCAGATGCGCCCCAGAAGGGAGCAGTAAAACGATTATAGTCTGCATTAAGCAAATCAGCAATCGAGCCGGAGGTAATAGATAGTCCGGAGGCGCGGGAACCAGAAGAATAATAATAGCCCCCAGTAGAACCAGAGGTGATATCATCCAAGGAGAACACATAAGCGCTTCCCTGAGTACCCGTTGCACTCGGTGACGGCGTTCCTGTTACCGGATCACTAACCGAAGAAGCCCAAAGCTTTCTCAATCCAGCAGCCACGCTCGGATCGGATTGCGTGCTAGTGCGGCTACGAGTAGTCTGCATTCCAAAGTATGCATCTGTGGGAACTGCTAAGCCACCATCAGAAGCTGAGAGGCGCAGACGGGGTGTGGGCCACGAAAGTGAGCCCGTCTTAGCTACTTCTGCCATAAGTATGGCAGTCGTGTTGGCAGCATTGCCTGTGGTGCCGCTTACTACACTAGAGGGAGCGAAAATCATTTGAGCTGTAACCGCATTCGAGGCGTTGACCAAGGCTCTAAATCGGGGTGGTCCATTATAACCAAAGGGCAAGAGAGTAGAGTCAGTTGCTCCACCTTCCACATCGGTATCCATTTCAACGTACATGTACTTGGACCTATTAGGATATTCTCCATAAGTCTTCAAGCGGCGCGAAGTGGAATCCCATTGAGTATACTTGTCTCCAATCACTCTAGCGACGAAAGAGGGGGAAGCGGGATCTAATGAACAATTATCAAACCGCTCCATGACCTGTACATTGCTATCCGTATCATGGAGGTTGCGAATTACAACACTAAAGGTGCCATAATCATCGGTTGTCGTCGTTGACTGCCGAAGATTTTGAATGGAAACTTTGCAATTGTTCTGTAGCCATTCGCCATGGCCCCGACCAACGAGCCTAAATAGCCTCTGGAGGCTGTGAGGATCATAGCTACCGGGGGCGCCTAAATCTTGTCCCACAAACCAGCCGGCTCTCGCTTCAGTTGAAGCGCCTTGCAAATTTTGGGGTCCAGTGGTGTTGGTTCCAGCAAGCGCGATGGGCAGCATTACTCCATGCAATGCTCTTGCCGTCAAATCACTACCGGTCGCAAACCAAGCCGATCCGCTAGCAGTGGTACATCCAGCACGAAGGGCTTGTTCAAAACTTTCTCCAAGCCAATAATTTTTGCGTGCCGAGGTAGGATAAAATCTACCGGCTACAGATGATAGTTGTGGATTTGTATTGAATCGATTACGAACAAACAAATCAGAAGAATCATCAAAATTAAATTTAATTGTTTCGCTGCCTGTGGCTGCTGTAGAGCCGGCATTACGAACCTGGACGGCAAATGTATAATCAGTGCTGTTGTTTGCTATTACGAGTCCCAGACCGCCAGTCGTATCGCTGGTGCCGTGCATTGTGCCGCTCAGCGAAATGGAAGCACTAGCATTTACATACCAAACTGCAGCTAATACGCCTTGTTTGTCCAAGTCTCCGCCCAATACGGCGCCATGCGAGGAAGAGGGCCACACCCACAATCCATAAGCGCCGCCATTCTCTTTCACGCTGCTAGCAGGGCTGCTCAGCGTTTTCCAGCCGGCTTTACCGTCGCCAGAAGCATTAGAGTCTTCTTGACCCAAGAGGCGAATATAAGTTAAAGGCGCTACATTCGAGTGCAAAAAGGCTTTAGCTGCGTAGGTGCCATACATAGGAGACTGGTAATTTCCATCACGAGAGATGTCACCACCTCCCATGCCGGGAACCGTTTCTCCGAATACTTCAACAAATTCCGAATAGGATTGTACCTTCACTGGGGTCATTGCGAGTCCACGCTTGGCGCGGCCGATAACTACGGGACCAATGGCGTCTGCGCTTTGGGGGCGGAAAGAATTATCAATTTCATTGATAAATACTCCGGGAGATACAAATTTAAAATTCTTGACTGACATGCTTGAGTTTCCTTTTAAAACAATTGCGAATTTATGCTACTGCAATCATTAATTAAATAGTATTTTTAATTCCAAAAAGCTCCTGAACTGCAAAGAAAAATGGGGGGTAACTTCAGGAACTGCTTTTAGGTCCGCCATCGGGGGGGGTACTACCGTCCCAAATCTTTCCAAACAGGTTGGGATTACCGGGGGCTGCGATCCCTTCTCGCGGAAATGTAATTTCTACAGCATTTTCTTTCATTGTCACAATGGGACGATCATCATCTTCGCCCTCTCCCATTAAATATCCCAGTACTCTAATGGTAACCTCGGTAGTAAACATTCTCATTTCTTCACCCAAAGCGGCTACTGTATTAGAATGACTGAAGTTCTGATCGATGAATGCCTCATAAAGATGTCCATTTCGTTTTAAAATAAATGAATTAATCTGTCCGGTTCGTCCCAAAAAAGGAGTCATTAGAGTATTCATCTGTTGTTGATATTCTGATCTAATAGAAATCTTATATTCCGCATTAATATATACAGGGATAGGGACCGACAGAGTTTGGATGACTACTTTCTTATTTACTCTGGGAGAATAACGTTGTTTGGTGCCGGACGTATTCATGCGCGTTCCGGAAGCCACTGCAAAATTTCGAGTCTTATCCTGAACAATGCGCTTGGCGATTACCATCCGGCCGGTCCGGCCGTTTCCCTTGTCTGAATACAAATTCGCTTGATAGCCTCCTTTTCGGGCTGGATCCTTAACAATCCCAGTACGCTCTACGCTAATCAATGGCAACTTTAATGCGCCGGCATCATCTCTTAGTGATTTATCGTGCTTAATCTGGTACGCTCGTTCGGGCGCTTGCCATAATACCGGCACTTCTGTAAATCCTTCGTTCGTTCGAACGCTCAACTTCAAATCTTCTTTAATCCAAGAGACTAAAGAATAATCAATACTCTCAATGGTCGAGGCCAACAGTCCCACCTCTTTAAGAGTAAAGTCAGCCTTACCGTTGCTTCCCGTAGGGATCATCGCAAAATCAAAGTTATTAGGTAGCATCGAATAGTCCCTTTCTGGCTCGCTTACAGGTAGCTGCAATTTCAAAACTGTGATCTACTTGTCCGAACAGCTTAGTCGGCTCCGACAGCTTAACAATTTCATAATAATAATCTCCATAGAGCACAAAATCGCCTTCACGGACATATAAGTCTTGGTCCTCTGTTAAGCGACGTCTATGGAAGTGAACCGAAATTTCCCATGACTTGTCAAGTCCGAAGCCATCCATATATTGAGTAGAATAATCTGTAAATTCGACAAGAGCATATACTCGAATTGGGGGCAAGTAGCTTTTTTCGATGGCTTCCCCATACATTTCATGGAAATCAGTGGCGCCGAGGTCAACAGGATAATAAAGGATCTGTTGCCCAATAACTTTTTCAATTAATTCATCATTAACCTGTTTTACAAGGTTACGCTCTTTTCTTCCTAGAAAAAGTGGGGGTGGTGGATTCTTTGGTCTTTCCCATTCATTATCGGCCATCATTTATTATCCTACAAAAATTGGAAGTGGAGAAACTTTCAATATATTAGATGCTGCATCCGTAAGTTCTTGATCTGTCTTGGCCAATTCATCATAAGTGATGGTATCTAAGATTTCCATGAGCTTGTCCTTAAGTGCTGTTTGTTCTTCTTTTGCCTGGGATAATAATTCCGAGTGATTCAAGGTTACGCTTTCTCCCGGGATGGGCATTGTCGTAAACTTGCCTCTAATCTGTCCTAGCATCTCTTTGCATAAAGCTAAAGCATATTTTCTAATCCATTGCTTCCCAATGGCATTAATGTTCACATAGGGAAGATTATCAAATGGCATTGTATTCAAGTTATTTATCCCCTGAACTCCCTGATTGACCGCACCTTGTTCCCATGGCGTAATGTCTACCATAAATTTGACCCATACCCGATCAGCAAAGCCATCAGCCCATGCATCGGGTGTTGGAAAGAGCCTTAGTTTATCGTTTATGATCTCATAAGCATAATTTGAGGTCCGAGTTACAATCGAATCTTCATACATTTTGGCTTGAAGTTTGTTTTGCCACGTAGGGATAATCTCAAAAGTAGAATCATCCGCATATTGTCCATAGGTGGAATAGTTTCCTACGACACCGAACCCTCCATAGTACCCATAGAAGCGCCACATTGCCCTAGGAGACTTGTAAAAAACTTGTTGCACAATAATGCGCTTGTTATCAACTTTCCCGGCATAGTCGACCGTTTTGCCCGCATCGTCTGTTCCGGAATCAGAGGCACTTTGAATGATCGCCTGGAGATTATAGTCCTGTTGGTTGCTGACGGGTTGGAACGAGGCCGAATATTGGGCCACCGTTCCACCAAAGCCTGCTGCGGCCGCGGCTCCATCACCTACTCGACGTGCATACCCAATTGTAAAACGAGGATACGCTAAATTGGTACCAGAGGGTCCCGTCTTCATGCTGCCCAAGTGATCAAAGGTTCCCGTCTGATTGCCCAAGAAGGTAGAGAGGCTATTTTTGGACTGATGAATATTAATGATATAAGAATATTCTAAAACGGCTTCTTCATATGCAGCATATACATTCGCCGGGGTTAACTCGATGTCGACAACATCGCCGCCGAGCTTCTTATACGTATAGCCTACTTGGAGTGAGGCTCCGCTCAGAAAATCTGCGGATCCTGTGTACATCCCAAACGGACATCCGGCGGCCACTAGTGAAGTGCTTCCGGTAGCAGTTAAAACAATAGCGCTTGTTTCAGATATTGGATTTAGCTTAGTTGGCATTAATGAAATCTCCCCTCACCCTAAATAGTGATCTCATTAACAATATGCCGGCGATAACCCGGGTTCTTTAGAAAGGTTAATAGTTGTATATCAATTATTTGGTTTTTTTGGTTGTGGTCTTCGAAGACTTTCGTGTTCTACTAGTTGTTTTCTTAGCAGTTTTAGTCTTAGAGATGACCGCCTTCTTTAGTGTGGGGGGCACGATTGTTTCTTCAGCTACAACTGTTTCCACTTCAGTCAGTACCACCGTTTCAATTGGTGTTGCGGCTGTTGTTTCAATCGGTGGGACAGAGATATTCTCGTGCGCTACTAAATAACTACGCTTTGCTCCAAACTTTTGTGGACATCTTAATGCTCGTCTTTTCTTTCCCATGGGGAACTCCTGTGTAATATAGTAATTAGTTGTTCTTCTTCAAAAAGAAAAATCCCCCCAACCCAAAAGGGAAGGGGGGAGGTAAAAATATAAAAATATATTTTAAGATTTACGAATGAGCGTTAATCCAGGCGCAAGACGACTTGGCGTCAACAATCATCCAGTGCTTGGACGAACTACACACAAGGTGAAGACATCCGCCCTTTTTGGCGGCATCACCCCAGCCGAGTTTGCGATGGGAGTGGAACGCCGTGGTTCCGTCTTCCAAATCGGCCTTGTACATCACCGCATAGCCATTGATTGTGTGGCTAGTGCCACTATCAAGCAAAATCTCCGTGGCCGCATTGCTGGTCGCAACCAGTACAAACTTAAGCTCCGCGCCCACCGGCGGATTTGCCGGCAGAACCATTTCCAAGTTCAGTGCCGATGAACCGTCCAACAAGATCACCCTACCATAATCAGCAGCAGTTAGTGTCGTATCTGCTGTTAACGCACTCCGTACCTTGGCACGCCGCGGTCCGAGTTGATTTTCGTTTTCGTTAATCAGGCTACGAATTCGTGCCCAACCTACTCTTTTAGTTCCCATAATATATTTCTCCTTCTATGAATATTAATTAGGTCAATTAACGAAAGGATTTCTCCTTCCTGCTCTAAGTAGTTTCCCCCATAAAGAAAGCCCCCGTCTTTCGACAGGGGCTTAACTTTTATTTTGCTTCTAGGGTTTAGCTAGTAGCACCTGCCTCACCTAAGAGACCACGCACGATAACAAGACCGTACATATCGGGACGCACCATCTTCTTGGCGTACCGAGTCATCACGCCCTTGCGGGGCACGAAGTCTTCAGGGCCAAAGATAGTTGGTGTAGTCTGCAGCGGCACATAAGGTGCGTACACATATCCACTTTCAAGGAAAGAGGATCCGCGACGTCCAACGAGGATCACGTTTCGCAGGAAGTATGGGTCAACAATGACGTCAAACTTCTTGGAAAGAGATCCAGTCTTGACAGCACCCACGGAACCAGTTTCATCATCTGCCGTAACAGAGGCACGGAAACCAGCCGTGAATTCAAGAATGTTGGCAACTTCAGGTCCGCAGACGATGAAGTTAGCACCACCACGCAATGTCTTGCGATGGATCTGTGCAGAGACATCATTGATAGTTTCAATGAGAGTCTCATACCACTCACTCACAGTACCGGTGAA